GCACATACTCGCCGCCAGACGTACCCACAGTAAGCACTCTCGTTGCTGAAAGATAACGGATAGCGTTTACCTGGTTTGACGCAATCGTATAGATAAGAGCGTCATCGTCATTTGTTCCCACTGCAAAATTATTGTAATCACCGTTTTTGCTAAAGAACAATGTTTGCGGATTGTTATTTGTATTTCCGAATACTAAGCGCTGCTCGAAAAACGAGACAACGCTTGGCCTGTTGTTTGCGCCACTTAATCCTGGGCTGGGAGATCCCCCGATTGAAAGCGTAGCAAACGTCCAGTTGTTATGATCGCTTCTTGTTAATGTGCGTATATCGTATGACGGATGTACCAGGTACATTGTGTCAGCTGATTGCACAAAGCGAATATCAAATAGATCTGCCTCTGCGTATGGTGATGCCGTTTCGTAAATTTCTGTGGCAGTTCCACCAGATGTAAATGTTGTAAAGCTGGTAGAGTTGATTGCATTTCCAAACAGATCCACCAACGAAAATGTATTTGTTGTTGAGTTCGCTACTCGATAGTTGCGGCCATTTAGTTCTGTCATGCCGCCAACGCTATCGATAAAGATCTCATCGCCGTTGCTAAACCCGTGGCTATTACTTGTTAAAACACCAGGATTAGCTTTTGTGATTGCTGTTATTGTTTTTGCAGAGCTAGTGAGTACTTGTAGATCATTACGAAAAACACGCATGATCTGATTACCAAACTCTAAAATATAAGTATCAGACGTTTTAAACTGAAACGGTATTAGTCTTGTTTTGACAGAACTGCTTTTGACCTCGCCCAGATATTCTGTGCCTGGACGCCTGGTGACACCGCCATGCGGCATGACAACCATATTCGTAAGATCCGACAGACCTTGCGAATACTTTTCTAAATTTGTGCGACCTTCGAGGCGTGGGCTAATCTCACCAGCTGTGAACGCACTAAAACTGGGTGCGGATCTTGCCATTTACAATCTACTCTCGATAAAGTCAGACGCCTCAAATCGTTGTGGAGCGCCTTCAGTCGCGTCAGTGTGCCGTGCCTGTTTCAGCACTTGTTCGTACTTGGCATACATCAGCTGCACTAATGTCGTTGAGCCTGTTACCGCATAGGATATTTCTGATGCCAGGTAAGCTGATAGCGCTTCGATTAATCCGCTATCGTATTCGTTAGGATCTGTGACACGCGCGATATATTTTATTTTTGCTGTGCCTTCATCGGTTATTAGTTTTCTGCCCTCGATGACGAACACTGGAGCGCCACTATTAGATGTCATGTTGTCCTGGGGATAGCTTAGAGCGCCATTACTAAATTCTAATACACGCAAGCAAAACGGATCAACAGGCAGCGGATATTGAAATGCATACCCAAAATCTGGCGTTGTTGTTTCTTGCGCTAGTGTTGCCCGTCTTATTAAAGAGTTCCAGGGATGCTCTCTAAATACGAAATCACGCGCACTTTCGTATCGCTGGTTAATAATGCGCGCCACTTTGGAGTTTTCATCTAGTGCAGAAATGTTAGATGCGCCCAACATGTTTAGCGCAAAGTTAGCAATATCAACTGTAGATGGCATATTTTAACTCCATAAGAAAAGAAGGGGCGCAAGCGCGCCCCAACCTATTAGTCCACCGCATACTTGATGGTTACTTCGATAGTGCCTGTTCCAGCAGCACCGCCCATTGTTGCCGTTACAGCAACACCATCTTCGTTAGTGTCTGTCTCTGTGCCTGAGCCAAGAGCCAAAGTTGCGAGGATGTCTACCTTTTGGGCAGATGTGGACGCAGCAGCAGCCTTATACGCCGCCGCAGCAGCCACAACCGCTGTACCAGCCGCATTTGTGTGCGCGGCATAGCCAACTGACAAGGTTGTTGATGAACCCATAGCATCATGTGCGAGTGACCCTTCAAGCAATCTTGCGCCGTCTGGTAGGATGAACATTTCAATAACATCGCCTGATGCTAGTGAAGCTGCTTCATAGACACCATGAGCCACACGGACACGACCGCCAAGCTCATTTGCCTTGTTCATAACAACAGGTGATGCCCTGTTATTAGTACGCTGTGTTGAATAAACAGTTGCCATTGATCAATCTCCTTATTCGTTACATGCAATTTCGACTACTTTTGCTTCTTCCATGCGTGTAGCACCCATAGTTTGGCAGTAGTAGACTTGCGTTGCGTATGACTTATCGGCTCGTTCATCGATCTTTGCGCTAGGCTCTTTGCCCATTGCAACTTTAAGACCGTCTGATGCAAACGCGATAACCTGGCGGCTTGTGCCGTCATCGGTTAAACGGTTTGAAACAATGAAATTAAACCCTACGAAAGTGTTTATTTCACCTTGAGCCAGAGCTTTTACAGTATTGAAATCGCTCGAAGTCACAGTTGTATTATTCAACAAATCGCTGACTTGCTTTGGAGACACAATAATGTGGCGCGGTATTGACGGATCAACACTTGCTGCATCGAGCAACTCTTTTGCAGACACGAGCTTTGCAATGGTTAGACCAGCAGAACCGTGTGCGATTTTCTGACCAGCTGGTAGCACTGTTGATGTGGAACCATCTTTGCCTGTTAGGGATGTACCTAACGCAGCTGCAATAATTTCATCATCCATAGCACGACCCATAGCAGCAGCAGCTGCACGGCCATATGTTGAAGTTGGATCTATAAGTAATCTTACACGATCCTGATCATCGATCAGATCCGCATACTCATAGTCTGACATTGTCACCATACGTCTTGTGTGTGGTGTCTCGATTAATGGGGTATCCCCATGTCTTGATGTTCGTTTTACAGCGGCTGCTGATCCAACTTGATCAAAGAAAGCTTTCTCACCGTTAACACTTTCTATGTCTACTGCATTACGCAGCAAACTACCCATTTGCTGTGAAAGCATTTGGACATTAGCGCTAAACTGGTTGACAAAAGCCGTAGTGATTTGAGTAGACATTTGTCTCTCCTCTACAGTTAAAGTTTTCAGATTGCTGCGCGCGGTTATCTCAGTGAGGCCGTGCTAACTGTTTAGTCAGTTACTCTACTTGTCACACAAGTTTGACGGCGTGGGGCTTTCGCTTATCCACTAGCAAGTTCAAATAATCTTTGAACCTCTTTAACAGCTTCATCATGTTGCGGATGAAACTTGTCTTGATAAACACCTTCTTTCATTTTTTCTTTAGCCAAAGACATGGCTTCATCGGGTGTCATAATAAGTTCAGTGGCTTCACCAGCTAGGGTGTCCTCACCTATATCAGATGCAATAGACGCAAACATTTTTACAATAGCTGGGTGATCCCCAAGTCTTCGACCATCTTCTAATTTTACTGTTTCAAATAATTCTGTATCAAAATACTTTTGCGCGGCTGCATATCCTAATTTAACTTTTTGTTCTAACGCCTGACCAAACTCTTGTTGTAGCTCTTGAATGGTGGCATCCTTTAGTTGGTCAACGTTAGCGTTAAATTTTTCATCAACATCGTTAAAAGTATTTTCTAAATACTCTGCCATCTTTTGCGCCTGGTTGCCGTTTAGACCAGCACCATGCGCTGCATTTTTAAAACTGTTCCAAGCTTCAGCGTCTGACTCTTCAACATTAATTTTTATATTATAATCGTTTGCAGTCTCTGGACGGCCAGTTTCTGCATAGAATTGGTTGTATTGATCGTCTGTCCAGCTGCTTTGCGGCTTTACTATTTTGTCTGCACCAATGTGAGATCTGGCGTGTACATACGCTTTTGCTACAGCATTTGCGTCAGCAAAGTTTTGAAGACTGGGATTGCCTCTTAAATTTTCATCTAATGTATCAACAAATCTTACTGGAGCTTCTGTTGCTTCCGTTGCGACTTCTTGAGATCCAGTATCTTGGGTTGCCTCGTCACTCATTTTTAGGTTCCTTCTTGTCGGACAACATCCTGACGATCAGCAACACTGTTGCGCGTTGTCCTTCATTAAATGCAGATTGATATGGATCGCCAGAAAAAGTGGTTGTCTCAAAGCCAAATCTGGTTTTGAGGTCATCTAAAACTTGCTCACCGTCCTCTGTATTAAATGTTCTACGGTACGCTAATTTAAGGTCTTCTATTTTCTTCATGTTATTGCGCTACAGCTTTGACCATTGGCGCAAGTTGATTTGCCATTTCAGCATCCATCATTTGCTCTTGCTGTTGCGCTTGGGTTTGTGCAGCTTGCGCTTGCTGTTCACGGATCTCCGCAACCTCATCTGGGCTACGAATAACACGCGCTGGTATACCCGTTACTTCAACCAGGTACTGTACAAGCTTGTCTGTGTCTAAATAGTCCATGACGGGCGCTATTTCTGCGACTTGCATCATAACCTCGAAACCACGCAACATAGATTGCAGATCTGTCAATTTCTGCGCTTTAGCCATCGGGCTGACGTATTCTATTTCTATTTGCTGACCTTGCAATTCTTCTGGTGCTTGCGGCAACATGCCAGCTGCTAGCAGCAAACTAAAGCTACGCTCGATGAGCGGCTGTAATAATTCACTCTGGAGCCTTCCTAGCACGGGCGCTAGTATTCTCATCTTTTCTTCGTTGCGCTGCAACACCTCTGTGGCGGTCATAGTTGCGCCTGGTGACATCATTAGCTGGTCAACATAGAACGCTTTATTAATGGCGTTGCGTCTTTCGTTTTCCATTGCCAACCCTAGTGGGTTGTTTGCACCGATTTGCAACGGTTCCAAGCGATCTCTAGTGCCAGATCTATAGAAGTTTATTGCGCCTGGTGTGGTTCGAACAGGTAATACGAAGCCATCATCGGGAGCCATCATTGGTGGATCGATCTGCTTTTGCGCGGCTCTGATTGTAACCTCAGACATTTTGTTAAGCATCTTAACATCAGGCAGTGCGTTCATTGACGGTGAACGTCCGTAGGTACTTACGCTATCTTTAACAAATCGCGGAACCATAAAGGGAAAACTATCAAAACCACCCTCGCCTAATTGTTGGAGCGTGTCGGCATGATAATATAACGATGCCACGGCTTTTTGTTTCCCAACACCGCCTTTGCTTTCCCCTCTAGGAAAAACAGAATGAATAACTTTGTGTTTTTTGTACGGGTCTTTTTCAACATCTTTTTTCGCTATGTCTGGTAAATTATCCTCACCAAAGCGTTGTGCCATTGCTCTGGCCGTCATTTCAAATTTTCTGTAGACCGTATCAACTTCGCCCTGGGCATTTTCACTAATACATATTTCCGCAATGTGCCTGGTATTAAATCTTAGACCT